CTTCACCACCTGCTGTAGAAATATTACCCATAATATCTCCCACTCCATATCCTAATACAGCAGATGCAATACCTTTTTCTAAATCACCTGTTTCTAAATATGTGCCTAGTCCTGAACCAAAAGCTGCACCACCGGCTGCTCCTACAAGACCTGCACCTAATAAGTTAGGAAATATGGTACCGCCTAATAAACTGCCTAATATAGCCCCTACAAAGGCTTCAGGCTGTCCTGTTTGTGGATTTATAGTTATAGGCATAATAGAGGCTAATCCAGCTACTTCTTGTGGATTGACGTGCATTAGCATAGTGTCGCCATAGCGACCCATTTTTGCTAATTCTTCTGCTTGTTTTCTAGCATCCATATTATCTTTCCTCTTTTGTTTCACAGCCAAATATATTAAAACTCATATCTACTGCACTCGTATATACTTTGATAACATCAGTTTGATTTAATGTTATGCCTATCACTATAGAAAACGAGTCATTGGCTGCTACAGATTTATCGTAAAATAAAAATTGTTTATCGTCAGCAGTCGCACCTCCTACGTGCACACTCAACCTAAAAGTTATAGCTGAACCTGTTCTATTTGCAGCAACTATCGAACTAACTGTTGTCTGAGTCATATCAGGTACAGTATATAAAGTGGTAGTTGTTGTAGCTGCGGGGTCAACCTGTCCTAATACTTTTAAAATATCAGCCATGTTTTGCACCCATTAATAAAAATTGATGTCGTTTTATTGATTTACTAGGTATGCTTTCTTGCATTCTTTTTAATAAAAAAACCTCTCTTTCTAATAATTGTATTGCCTTCACCAACTGATCTCTAGTTAATTCTTCATTAACATAATCATATACAGGTGATGCTACTGGTAAGGTTGTAGGTGTTCTTTGACTCATTATTTTTTACCGTCCTGTCTCATTTCTAATCTAAAAGAACCTAAACGCCATCCATATCCTAAACCTGTGCTTTCAAATCTTAATATAGCCTGTCTTGTCCTAGCCCTAATGAAAGCCTGTTGCGTTGTAGAATCTATTGGACTGGTGGTTAAAGTTGTTGGAGTATCTAAAGGAAAATCTACTCCTTTTACAGATACATTTAATGTATTAGCTGTTCCTGTTTGCCCTCTAAATTTTAAATCAGGTATTATTTTAGAGACAAACATAAAGTGTTCACCATCAGGTTCTAAATCAAAATCAGAGGTTTCTATAAAAGCTGTCATGGCTGTACCATCTGCATCATTACCTACTTCGTGATTATATAAAAAATTATCATCACTTCCGCTTGTTTTACCTGCTGCTACAGGAAAATCTAAAGAGTTTGCTTCTATCCAAGCTGTTCTAACAAAGTCATCGTTAGTTGTGCCTATACTCCAAGTATTTTCTAAGTAATTAAATATTACATATCTATTTAATTCACTAGAATCAGCAGAAGGATAAAACCACATTATTTCATTATGATCTACATTTGAAAGACCATATATTTTAAAACTTTGTTCTAAGTTTATATCTGAAAATATATAATCTTGAACTGCACAAGGTAAAGTTTGTACGCTACCTGCATAAACATAAAAACTACCTCTATCCATAAAAAACACTTTGTTGTCAGCATTAATAGCAGCTTTTGGAGAAATCATAGAAGGACCCTGCATAATTTCACTAAAACTAAATATAAATGGTGCTCCTGAATATTGCATAGAATGCAAACCATTATCTGTCCAAATAAGTATTTCTTGTCTAGTTCTCAATGCTCCTATAATAGTTGAACCGCTAGACAATCTAGTTCCTCCCGCCGTGTTAGTAGAAGTTGGTGTCCAATCTATTGCATTTTCTTGATCTGACCATCTTACAAACAACGGGTCTATAGTTGATGAACCTATAGGATTAGCCCCAAAACAAATTATATGCCGATCAATGTCGGATACCATTATCTGTAAAGCACTTGTCGGTGGATTACTTGCACCAGCTAAATCAGAAAAGGCTACTGCTCTAACTGTTGCTCCTGAACTTTCGTCCCAATAAAAGATGCCACCGCCTCTAATGCAAGATATTAAATCATCACCGAAATTATCTTGTGACCATAACCTTAACTGACTAGAAGCCGATATAGAACTTACTGATCCCCAAGTTCCGGCACCCCAAGTACCAGCACCCCATCCTGTTCCTTTTACAAAATTATCTAAACCTATATTAATTTCATAAGAACCGTCAACACCAGAGCCACCATTACCTGTATCGCTTGCATTAGCTGTAACAGTAGAACCCGAAGTGTCTTTAGCAATTATGTTATATGTATTAGCTGTTAATACAGCATTAATTGTATATTCTTGATTTAATACGTCAGCAGTTATATTTCCTCCTAACGATACTGCTTGTGCAAACGTAACTGTATCTCCTAATACTGCACCATGAGAAGAATCTGTTACTACTATTGTTGATGAACCATTTGTAGCTGCAAAAGTAATTGAATTAGTAGAAGTTTTTCTAATAGGTGTTATGTTATTGAAATTGGTACCCTGTTTTACAAATAATTTTAAATGTGTTCCTACGCCTATGTAATCTGTTTGTCCTTGATCTCTATAAGAATGTAAGCTTCTACAAGTACCCTCAAAACTACTAAGAGTATTTTTTTCCCATCCACCTATTTTTTCAGGTCTACCACTTCTAAATCTAACTTTATCTGCATCAAAAAATCCGCCTTCTTCTGAATAAGAAGTTCCTTCTCTAACTATTCCGGGTCTAAAATCGTATTTTTTTAACATGATTCTTCTAAAACTCTATCTCTTAATCTTTTGGCTCTATCTCCAACTTGTGTAGCCCATTTACTATCCATCATCTCAACAGCAGCAGTTTTGTAATCACCTGTTTGCATTGCTGTTAAAAACTTAACAAATTTACTTAATCTTGGATAACCTAAATTAAAACACATATTAACCATAACTCTTTGTTTGTTATCGTCTAAATCTTTCCACCACCAAAGATTTCTATCTAAATCTTCACATACTGAATTTATATCAGATTCTAAACACTCTAATATCCTTTGCTCAGATACTGGAGTACCCACATCTTGTCCATGTTCTTCGTCAGTCTCTAATATTAAATGCCCTACTCCTAAAGTTGGATAACCAAGATGGTCTAAATATATTTCGTACTTATAACCTTCATCTAATATTAATTCTTTGATTAATTTATCTTTATTCATATTTAAAACCTTCCCCTATCAAAAAAGAACAGGAGCAGACTTGCTCTAAATTAATAGGGGTCGGCTAATCCTGTTTTTGCGAAGCACCAAAATAAAAACTTATAACAGCACTTGCTAAACCACCTAGATATCCAAGCACCAAATTAATCAAAGCCTCTGAGTTCTGTTCGGGCGGCTGTATAGTTACTAAAAATATATACGCTAAAAATCCACCTACCGTAGCTATACCCATTAATCTAGCAGTCCAATCCTTTCCAAATTTACCTCTAGCATCTTGTTTATCAGCAGTTTCTAACTTAAATACATCTACTTCTAATTCTTTCATTTGAAGTTCAAAGGCTTGCTCTGCTTTTTTTAACTCTAGCATTTGTTCTGGTGTTGCTGATTCTATAGCTTTCTCTATGGCTTTAGGTTCATTTTTACATCCTAAAACCTCTGAAATCATATTAGCAGCCATACCACCCATAGGACCGCCTAAAGCAGTTCCTAATGTTGGTGCTACAGCACCTACGACACTTTTTAATAAATCTTTCATTTCTACTCCCATGTGTAAACTTGTAAGGGTTCTGCTTTACCTTTTACCTCTATAGGTTCAAGTAGCTTCAAACCAAAATTACTATATTTAGCAGTCTCCTCACCTATTAAAACTCCGACACCCGCAACCTTAGTGCTTGATTCTAATCTAGCAGCTACATTACAAGGATCGCCTATTAAACTAAATGCAAATCTATCTGTAGCACCAAAATTGCCAGCAATACATATACCGCTATTAACACCTATACCTATAGCTACTTTGGGTATACCTTCTTCTACAAATTTTATATTTAGTAAATCTATATTTTTTTGTATTTCTTTAGCTGCACTCAATGCTAAATTATGATGATCTTCTTGAGGTATTATAGTGTTCCAATGAAACATACCGGCATCACCTATAAATTTATCAGTACAACCAAAATATTTATTAGCTGCTTGCACCTGAACATCTAATACAGAGTTCATAATATATGTCACCATTTCAGGCTCTACAGATTCTGACAAGCTAGTAAAGCCTCTTAAATCTGTAAATATAATAGAACAATCAACTCTTTTACCATTTACCTGACAAAGTTCAGGATTATCTTGTAGTTTTTTTACCATTCTAGGATCAAGATATTTACCAAACTGTCCTTTTATTTGTTGACGTAATTTATACTGCTCTCTAAATCGTAAATAAAATGCTGTTGATCCGCTTATAAACTGAGATATTAAAGACCATACTACATCTATTAAAATACCTTGTTGTATTAAATAATATCCCCCTATTGCTGTGCTTATAAAAATAATACTTGTTGTAGATATTCCTAAAGTTATCCCAAAAATATTAATTAAAGTTATAACTAAACATATTGATATAAATGTAATTAACAGTTCTACAAACAATGCGTAATCAGGTATGTAAGGACTATCTTGTATAAGTATGGATTCTGCTAATGCTGCTTGTATTTTGTGAGGTTCTAACAGCCCAACTGGTGTTGCAAGTTGAGGCATAATACCTTTTGCAGTAAAACCAACAAAAACAAATTTGTTTTCTACATCCATCTCTGCTAACGATGTTTCATGTGGAACAACCCAAGAAATCCATTTTCTGCCTAGACTATCTGTTTTAACAGGGGATAATCCTTTTACTCTTATTTCTTCTATGCCATTAGTATTTGTTTTAATAACATAAGTATCTGCACCAGTTAATATTTTTAATACTTCTGTACCATAAGCCGAAACCCATCCATCCGGTGTTTTTAATAATAAAGGTAATCTTCTTACTAGGTTGTCAACATCTGTTCTAGCTACAGCTATACCTTGATTAGCATTTTGTTTTAGTATGTTAATATTTTCTATAACACCTTCAGCCGGAATACCACTTACATCATTGCCTAGTATTACTGTTCCTACAGTTGATGGATAAATACCATTGTTATTTTCAAACATCGCTAAAATACTGGGTGCATAAGATAAAGCTTGTCCAAAATCTTTATCTCCACCAAAGCGGTCTTTTTGTGGAAAGGCAACTACCCAACCGACTCCTATTGCTCCTCTTTCTAATAACTCTATTTGTATTTCAGCGAGCCTTTGTCTACTCAGAGGGTAGCCACCCTCTTTAGTTATATCATCTTCTGTTATATTAAGTACAGAAAAATAACCAGAGGATTCTTGTTGTTTTACAAAATTATCAAAAGTTTTTAACTTTATAATCTCATAAAATTTAAAATTATTAATAGGTATAAAACATAAAATTATAAGTAAACCTATGTATATATATCTATTCACGATCCTTGAGTTATTTTTATTGTTGTTGATGAGCCTCCGTTAATTTTTACTACGTTAGATACACCATCTTGTACCAATATAACTGTATAGCTACCAGAGCCATCAAGATTCAATTTAGCACTTTGATTAACTGTTCTAGTAAGACTAATATTTTGTCCTGTTATTATTGTAGTTATCTGTGTATCTTTATCTTGACCAATTTCTGTACCTGTTATTCTAATTCCCACACCACCTTGTTTAAGTGCGTCTTCTTCTTTTTCTATAGCTAGTGCGTCTAAAACATTTAACAAATCTTCTAAAAAATTAACATCTAAATAATTAACATCTAACTCTGTAAACTCAAGTTCCTCCTCTGCATCCAAAAAATCTTCGTTAAGATAATCTATGTCTAAATCATCAAACTCCAAATAATCTACTGAAGTTTTTGATTGAGTTTCTTCTGTTTGTTGTTCAGCCTCTTTTGGTGGATTAACAATCAACATATTATCAATCAAATCTAGTGATATATCTAAAGTCACAGGTTTAGTTGGATTATTTTCATAAACAGCTACTGTTGTAGCTTGATATGGTTTATTCAAAGTTACGCTACCGGTTGCTGTCGAAACCAAAATCTC